CGGATGCTTTATGTACTCCTTCTCGGTCTTCTTCCTCTTGCACTCAATTGCGTAAGCCTGTGCAGCAGCCAGCAATTCTTCAGCAGAATAGCCGTCTTTGCGGCGAGTCTGGTACTTCTTATAGGCCATGCCCTTATCAATGGATCGAGGGTATGCCTTCCAGAAAGTCTCGAACTCTGGGCTGTACTTTGGAGTCTGAGGTTCCGGATTCGGCGGCTGCCCGGGGGGGTCAGGAGGAATAAACCCTTCCCCCTGTTCCAGATCCTCCGGCTCGCTCTCAGCTTCTTCTTTTGCTTTTTCTGCAGCCTTCTTTTTTGCACGTTCTTCCTGCTTTCGCTTTTTATCGCTCTCCCGGCGTTCAATGGCTTTATACCACTGATCCTGCCAGTCTTCCCAGTCGTGCAGGTACAGGCCGTCTTCCTTTTGGTCGAGCCAGCCAGTTTCAAACAGGCCGTCTACGACATCCTTAATGTCAAGCCTGGTGCAGCTCTCAAGATCCAGTTCGATGTCCTCTCTGTCCGCATCCAGAATCTTTCCATGCACATCGGCATTGGTCCTGCCCCAGAACCAGAGAAATACCAAGATTCCGACTGCACTTGCCTTATCTGTTTTGAGGCGTTTTGCCAGCCTGCGGAGCTTCGGCCCGTTCACATCCTCATGTACGGCTATCCATCCAGCCAAGCTGTCCACCTCCTCCATTGTTTCGGGTGATAATCCCTGCTTCTTTTCTTCCATCATGCTTCATGGCTAATACCGCCATCTCCGTTGCTGTCGGCGTTATTCAGTCCATCCAGGAACTCAGGATCGAACACGCCTGTGATATTCACTGCCAAGAACTGAGCCTGCATACTGGCTACCATGGCAGGGATTTCTTCCGCTTTCCCTTCTTCGACCATCTTGGGAATCAGCATCTCGGCCAGTCCCTTCAGCAGTTCTTTATAGGTGGAGAGCATCAGGTTGTTCGTACTCTCGCAGCCTGCGCTGGTCAGCAGCTCCTGCAGTGCTTCATTTCTCTCTTCCTTGGCGTAATACTTCTTCAGAAGCATGAACAGCACCTGCCGCTGCTCCTGGGTGATCGGCGTTGTCTCGTCAGACGGTTCAGCATCGATGATGTTTCCGGAACCTCCCGCCGGGATGTCCTCCGCATTCGTGGGGATAGCACCGGATGCGACCATCTCCTCCTCGGAGTACAAACCCTCGTAGTCCTTCGGGAACGCTTCACGAACACACTGGCTGGTTGCGACCTTACAGATCATCGTTGCAGGTTTGGTCTTCCAGTTAGCCTGACCCTTATCATATTCGGAGAAGGCCACTTCCTTATAGGCAGTGCGTTCCACGCCGTGCCGGAGGTAGTGGACTCTGCACCATCCGCCGATCAGCTTCTCACCAGGATACATGCAGCAGCCCTCTTTGTGGGTGTACTGACCGTTTCTCTCCACGACGATACCATCTTCTTTGCAGATGTAGTCCGGATGTTCAAATGCCCGCCGCAGGTAAGCTCCCTTGCCGACGACCATCTGAGCGGGTTCGTTACCGAACTTTATACAATACACTTCGCCGGAGACCAGCGGATTCAGCTTCTGCATCTTGCAGGTGTTCATAAAGAACACAATTTCCTGATTGGTAATCTTTTCTGCCTGGCCTCTTACGAGGTACTTCTTGACGAAATCCAGATCCATTTCAACCCGGGTTCCAAGCACTTCGTAGCTGACAGACAATGCATTCTTTTCAGCGATGCTCATTGCGTTACTCATCGTTTACCTCCTTATTCTTTTCTCGCACGAACGCTGACCCCGGCCACTTCCTTATAGGCCACTCCCGGGATCTGGATCTTACCCTTGGATGCCTTGATGAGCCGAAGCACAACACCTTCATCTACCGGGCGGATAACCGCACCATTAAGAGAGATCGGAACTTCATCTTCGTTGATGGCAGTGATCTCCCATGTTTTGCTGATGGAAATGTTCTTCCCCTTGGGAACCTGCGTCTGGATCGAGCTGATGATCGCCGCATCCTCAAGCATTTCTGCATCGGTCATTGCGAACTCAGCCGCAGCATAATCTCCGGATTTCTCAGCTGCAATTGCTTCTTCCAGCTTCCGGTTCGCTTCTTCCTGTGCCAGACGACGAAGCTCCTCCTCCCGCTGTCTGCGCTTTGCTTCCTGATCCTCTACATAGGCAGCAACCTTACCTTTCAGGGTGCGCTCTGCATTATCCAGAGGATCCATCATTTCTTTGCGTCTTGCCAGAACACTGTCATACGCTTCCTTTGCGGCTTTCCGCATCGGCTCGAAGAAAGCCTTTACCTTCTTCTGCTGGGCCTTGATGTCCGACAGCCATTCATCCGCAAGGTGATAATCCACCTGGTTTCTGATGACTGCGGCGTTTGCCCGGGCTTCAATGGCAGTGACCTCCTTCGTCATTGCCTGCTCGGGTGCAGTTACAAGAACTGCCGTCGCTTTTTCCATAACGTTTACCTCCTGTTTTTATTGTAAGACTGAATATAGTCATACACACTTTTCAACGAGCCAAAGGTCCTCCATGCTACTGCATCCCGGGATTCAAAGACAGGGTCTTTCCATTTCCCGTCCCTCTTAAGATGCAGGATGCGCTTCTCATCAACCATGATTCCATGGGATGCGAGGGCCTGCTCATACGCCTCCAGCTGAACCCGGCAGAGCATTTCCGACAGGCTCCATGTAGTCTTATAGTCGATCAGCACGATTCTCCCGTTTATTCTGCAAAGCAGATCGCAGGTTCCTCCATACCGAAACAGCTTGTGGTACATCCGGATTTCGGAATCAATGACCTGAGGACTCCGCAGATCCCACCATTCAAGGAACCCGTCGAAGTACGGCCTATGCTCCGCCGGGATGTCGTCGATCTCGAACTTGATCCAGTTCTCAATAGAGTTGTGCACAGAAGATCCTTTGTCCGCTGCCCTTTCCAGCGTCCGTTGATTGATGTCTCCGTAATACGCCTGCCTGAGAGGATCCATTACTGCCGATACACTGGGGATCTCTTCACCGTCCAGCCGGTATATATGGCTCAGTTCATCGAAGCTGAGACCCGGCATAGCCAGCTTCTCTTTTATGCTTTCCGCATTTATTTCCACGACTTCTGCCACCTCAGATCTGGCACATCAGATTGATCTGCGTTCTGGATACGAGATCTTCCAGCTCATTGCGGAAAAGGATCGGAAAATACTCCCCTGGCTTGTTTTTCTCCTTGACCTTTCTCAGCGTGGTGAAAAACGTATCCTCCACATCTGTTTTGTCGAAGACATACGATGTCTCCTTCTCGACAATTCCGATGATCTTCTTCAGTTCCTCATACATTTGCATTTACGCTCCTCTCTGGCTTCTGCTTTATCAGGCACTTCCGCACAGAATGCAGACACATCCAGAACACCGAGCTTCCGCAAGGCTGCATCCAGTTCTCTCATGGAGCTGATGCCGTATTCAGTTCTCAGGGTCTCTGCCAGTCTGTACTTCCGTTCCATTTGTTACTCCCGGTTTAAGGCCATTTCCGCAAGCAGCTTCAGCTCGCTAATCATCTTTGCCACACCATCCAGATAATCGACCACTTCCTTGAGTTCAGGCCGCTCGTCTTCTGTGATTCTGCCATCCGCAGCGATGTCCAAAAGCTTTCCCTTCAGATCCTGAAGTTTGTTGACTTGCAGACTTCTGATCAGCTTTACCGTTACCCGGTCAAGATCGACAACCTCTGTGGAGATCGAATGCCGGCACCCGATTGGGCACTCATGCAGGCAGTAATAATTCAGAAGCTGAGGCGCATTGTACTGATCAGCCATGAGAACAGCCAGATCTACCGGCAGATGCTTATGCAGCCCCAGCTCGGCATTCTTGACAACATCCTCGCTGACATTCAGTTGCTCCGCCGCCCCGGATCTGCTGGACAGCCTGTCATCCCATTTTGCAGCTTCTATTCGGGCTTCGTACCAGACATTTCCAGCCGCTTTTGTGGCTCCTCGTCCCATTTTTTTCCACCTTCTTTTTCGGTATAATTAGGTCATAACCAAGAGCAAGTTAAAATACCTCTTGATTACTTTTTAGTACCGCTTGGTACTTTTTAGGTGTGAAAAAAGCATAGCTCCGCCCACCCGGGATCAGTCGCTATACTTAAACACTTCATCAGGGTCTCTACCAATCGGCAATTTCCCCGCATACAGATAATCGTTCAGCTGTCCATTGGTCAGTCCCAGAATCTCTGCAAGTCTCAGCTTTTCTTCATCTGTCCATCTGACCTGACCGCATTCCTTTTTGCGGTAGGATTCAACAGAAATGCCAAGCATATCAGCCACGTGCTTCTTTCTGTACTGCAGCCGCTCTCGGGCACCCCTGATTTCATTCACCTCACCCGGATTCATTCGTCCACCTCCCCGTGAGTCTAGTATTTGTGTACCGTACGATTATACTATAATACCAATCGGTATTTGTCAAGTATATTTTATCCGTTTTTGGTAATTTTATTTGCTTAATCGGCAAAAATGTTGTAAGATAGGCTAAAACATACCAACGAAAGGAAGTATTCACCATGGAGAACACCGAACCCATCGTCAACGAAAATATCACCGCAGAACCTGTCCCAGAGACCGTTCAGGAAGACGAATCCAGAAAGAAGCCGAACTATTTCCCTGCTTTTACTGAGACATTCAACACCCTCGTGCGCCGCAGCGGCAAGAACCTTCAGCAGATCGCAGAAGAAACCGGCATCCGTGGTCCTACGCTGTCCCGCTATAAGACCGGTGCCCGCAACTACCCCAGCACAGAAGAAGCTGCCAAGCTGGCGGTATACTTCAATGTTTCTATCGACTATCTTCTGGGAGTAAACCATGCTGGGGAAACCGTCAACAAAATGCTTTGCTCCCCTGAGGCAATGGAAATCGCTGCCTGTTTCGACTTCGCATCCGAGGATGACAAGATCGTTACCCGGGCGGTTCTCCGCAAGTACAAGGAGCTGATGAGATCAAAATGAAGCCGTTCAATGATCCTTTGCACATAGCCAGTAACATCCGGCTTGAGGATTCTGGCTGCAAGATATCTTCCATCTCCATTATTCCCGGCAGACAGTTTCTCGCTGTGGTAAATCAACCCTGCGATATCTCTGCTGTAAAAGCTGAGCTGGAAACATGGGACTACGATATAGTAAGCGCAATCTGCGAGAAGTACAGCTACGCAATAAAAGGTCAGGCATTTTCTCTGTTTGATCTTCTGGTGCATCATGGCCTTGTTTCTTTTTCTGACAGGCAGGAAGTTGAAGCCCTGTGTGACGAAACC